AAGCGCGCACGCACCACGCCGGCAATATCCAATCGGACAGCCGAGTGCGCGCGTCAAACCCCGAGTAATCCAAGTCAACCACGACCAAGTCGCCTTCAACGGCGGCCCCGTGCAACCAGTCGTACAGCGCGCGCCACTCGTGCGGGTTCCACGCGTTGACTCCGACCACACACCCGCAGATCGCGGGGCTCAGTGACAACGACATCGCAAAGGCCCCAAGGTACTGCCGCGCAAGCACCAGAAGCCGCATGGGCCCCCAGAAAATCGCACGCGGCGGCTTGCCCGGCTCGACGGCTTGATTCGACTTCCAAGTCGCCATGCCGAAAAGCGCGGGTAGCCTGTAGCGAACCAACGCTGCGCGCGCACGCTCCACGCGCGCGGCCAACACCTCGGACAGGCCCCATCTCCTGCGGCCATCGGCAGTCGCGGGCAGCTCAACCAGATGGGCCACCTTACGACCGCCGCCAGGCTCGGCCCCGGCACTCGTAGTGACATTGACGCCGCGCAGCCGCCCAACCCCATTGAGGGCCTCGTCGATCGTCAACTCGCGATCCACCGGCACGCTGCTCGCGCGCGCGGCCGACAACGCGCGCGCAGCGACGAGCTCCGCAAGTTCGTACGCACCCGGTCGCACCCACAATTCGGTGTCCGAAGTGAGTGCCTGGCAAATGCGCTTGACCCAAAAGTTACCACTCACCGTCTTGCCGCCGCAATCGTAGTCAGCCACAACGGCCGGGCTAGGCGCGACGTACCGGACGGCCTCGGGCCAAGCCGCGTATACGCGCTCAGCGTAAGGCGTGGCAACCATACGCGACTTCGTGCTCTCGCCGATGCGCGGTTTCATGGTGCCCAACACGTGCCCAACGCGCGCGGCGTAGCGCCATGGGCTGCAGTCATGCACTTCGCCGACAACCAACTCTCTACCGAGCTCGCGGGCCGCGGCCAGGTAATCAGTCACCGGGGGCGCCTCAGGTGGGGCCAACTCCGAGCGCCACGAGAGCATCCCCTGAAGCGGCCTGACGAGCACGTGGCGACGATCTGCCGACACGGCACACACGAAGCCGATAACGACAGGGTTACCCTCATGCATGGCCAGCACCGGCGTACCGCAGTCACCAAACGTCATCTGAGTCTGCAGCCAATACATGCCATCAAGCGTGTACAATTGGCCCGTTGGGTCGCGGTACGTGCCGACGCTCTTCGAGCGTGCGCCGTCGGCAAGGACAATCTTGGTGCCGCCCTCTGCGAAACACGCCACGCGATGTATCTCGCCCTCACGCCAATCCGGTGAAACGAACTGAAACGGAGAGGGCGGCGCCGCGTACATGTCGAAAAACCGCGCAACATCAGACCCGTTGTCAACCGACACCGCAGCCTGCGGCATCAATTGGCACACCGGCTGATTGGCGTACGTGCCGGGGGCGCGCACAGCTATGCGCGGAGGCGCGCGCACCGAATCCAAGATGTGCGCAACAGTGACAACGTGACGCGGCGCGTACGCAATGCCCATCGCGACGGTCATGCTCAGCTTGGGGCTGTAAACACGCACGATGCTGGGCACAATGGCACGCGCCGCGTCTTGCAACGCGGCGTCCTGCGAGCTGGGGATGTCGAGCACGGGCGGGAGCACACCCGCGGTGACGTTGCCAGCGGCGACGCCGTCACGAGGCACAACAGAACTCTGGGGCCGCGTCGCCTCAACCGGCGGCGCGACCACCGGTTCGCCCCACCGCCCGACAAAAACCGACACGGCGCGAGACGCGGCGTAAGTGGCTATGCCAGCAGTGAGTACGGCAAAAGCGGCGACCACACGCTCGTCCGCGCTCCAACTGCGCACTCGACGCGCAATGAGCACGCCGTGCACGGCGCTATGTCGGCCAGTGACCAACGCGCGGTTGGCGACGCGCCTGAACGTCGCGTCCGTCCACGCCAAAGGATCGTGCATGGCGATGCGTAGCAGGGTAAGACATTCGACGTACGTACGCCACACGCCGTACCACCGCCCGGCGGTGAAGCGCGTGCTCATGACACCAACGAAAGCGCCACCTTCGTAGGCCAACATGGGCGCGGACGTCGCAAGCGCCAAACCGGTGCTCACAACGGCAGTGGCCCACGTCGCGTACCCAAACCCAGTCATCAAAAACGCGCTCATGGCTGCCAGAGCTGCGGCCGCGTAGGCGAAGTCGCGGGCGGGCACGGCCACCCCCGCGACACCACCCGCTGCCTCGCGCACGCACAAGCAAGACCCGGCCGGCAACAAACACGTGTCACACGACACCGGGTTCGCGAGAGCGTTGTGCCTCACATCGTAGGTACTGCGCTTCATTTCCGCCAGCCGGACGAGGTTGCTCAACAAGTCGGCGCGCTTCCAACGACCAATGATGCGGCGTGGACGCAACCCGGCCGGGCCAACTTGTCCGCCGGGGTCGCCCTCCATGACGGTCGCCTCAACTTCGTCGTACTCGGCGCTGGTCTCCGGCCGACCCGCCGGCCTGTCGTGGAAGAAGACGTGATACGTAATCCTACGTAGCACCGCATCCGTGTCCTGCGCGCCCCAGCTGCTGTACTGCGGCTCGACGTTGTCCGTGAGCACCGCGTATTTGATGGCCGCACCCGCCTGCATTTTCAAATCCAAATGCGCGTGTTCAAAGTGCAGTGGTGTACCGTCTCCGAGCCGCATGATCGTATGCAACGGATTCTCCACGCCAGGGGTCTTCTCGATGTGCACCGCAAACGCGTCCTCCATGAGCAATGCAATGCACGCGCTCGTAAAGGTTTCCTGATGCTTGGCCTTGACCATACGATGAATGCGGTTGGGCAAAGTCTTGTTGCCACTCTGATCGGCCCTGCGACACAAGATGTCCAGCAACTGGCTGCCCAAACCCGTCTTTCCCAGCCCCGGCGATCCCAAAAAATGGAAAACCACCGCCTGAGGAATAGTGGCCGACCCCCACGTGGCCTGCACGAAAGCGCGCAAATCGATGACCGCACGATGGCACGCGACAAGCCCGACGTTGTTGCGATCGGTAGCACGCGCTATCAGTTTTAACAGCGCCTTCTCCATCGCGGCCACTCGCGCCAACGCCTCGCCGACCGTGTAACACTTCGGGTCGTCACGAATTTGGGTCTCAAGAGTGATAACAGCGGCGTGCAACGACGCCACGGTAGTCAAATGCTTGGTGAAATCGTCCCACGTGTTGTAGTACATCGACACAACCATGTCTTTCATGTACACAAACAAGTCCCAGATCATCTTCAACACCTCAGAAACGGAGCCGCCCATCTTGTCGCACAATCGCAGGATGGGGATGCGAAGAGCCTCGGGCAAACGCGTGGTGAACGTCGATTGCAAGAGGGTCCACAGCATCGCCGCAACCGGATTGCGCAGTATGGCGCCCCACACGGTGTTGGCTGTCGGACGGTGCGGGTTATTCCACGACCTGAAAATCCGCTCGGTCATGTCCGCCCAAAGACCGACGGCGACACAGTCGCCAAACTCGGGCAATGTCGCGCCAGCCGCCGCAAGCCGCGCGAGCGCATCTTCTTCCTCGGGGGTCGCTCCACGCGCGCGCGCCATACTACGCACGTCATCGACGGCCGCTATGCGCCGCACGAGTTCATCGTGCGTGATTTCGGGCCGGCGGACGCGGGCCTCAGCCGTGCCCACCTTCTGTTGCACAATACGCACGATGCCAACGTCGCGCACGTACAACTCGCCCTCGGACATCTCGTGCTCGGCGTCCTGGCGGATTTGCTCAAGCATGACACGGGCGAACTGCCCGTCATCAAGTTCATCCACCAACTCGCACAATTCGTCACCGAGCGGCGTAGCGCGCGTAGCGCCATGCCTCAGCATGAAACTAGCGAACGCCACGACCGCGCCCTTGGTCGACGATTCTTTCATGACGTACAGCGTCGAAGCTGCGTCCATGAACGTACGAAAGCCGGGCGCGTACTCAGCGCCCTTCAGCGCCGCCGTAAGCGCAGCAATCGCAGTGGCCGACCCGCCCGCCGAAAGATACTCCTCCTCCGAATCGGAGCAAGGGCAAAACGGCGGACAGCGCGAGCGACAGTGCACGCGCGCGTCCCGAGAGACGCGCGCGTCGACCTCCAACACCGCACGCTGGCGGCGCAAACGAAGGTATGGGTACGCGCCGTCGTCATCGTCTGCGACGCGCGCCGCAGCCCAGGCATCGGCCGCACGCTCACTTTCATCAACGGCGTCGGCGCTACCAGCGTCGCGATCCAAAACAGCTGCAATAGCCGCCTCCTCATCCAAGCTCGGCACCCACGCAGAGTGTCGAGCGTCCGACCCGCAGGTCGCCTCGCCAAGTGATCCATCCATTTCAACATCACTGACTGTCGAATCCTGCGAAATTCGACGTGCCTGACCCGCTTGCCACACTCGCAGAAGTGTGGCGTCCTTGTCCGGGGGTTGCCCAGACATTTGGGGCTAAAGAGGGATAGTTGTTACGCTCGTGTCCCAGGAGCGGCTCGCAGAAAAACTGCCGACCTTGACTCAGGGGTCGGTAGGCCTGTGAATCAGGCTACCCTCTAATATACGTTGGTACTTACGACAGGGACCGCTATGAGGATAGACGGTATACCGGTGCATTACGCACTACAACAACGTGTGCGACGGCGCATTTTATACAGCACACTATGATCAGCGCCCACTCGCCATCTCGACGAACATCTCATTTTTAAATTTTCGGGGATTTTACTTCACACTCGACGACAACACGTCAAAGTTGGTCAAACACTCCAGTTACTTACAGTATGTTCATTGCAATCCTTGCGGTAAACGTTTGTTACGTACCGCAAAACGGCACCCATAGATTATAGAAACTCG